CGGATAGTTCCTGAGTACACGTTGGGCACACATAGTTGGACTCAAAGAATTTATTTTCCTTCTTACATGTGTTCATCTTATGTGTCAGCTTGATCAAGTATGTGTTCAACTTGCTTAATTTTTCACTTGACTTGGAATACTCCTGCATTTCTTTATTAAGTTTACAGATTTGCTCTGTAAGAATTGTTACCTCTTCAGCACCTTGGAGTTCTGTATTTTTATACTCGTTTATCTTTTCTTTCTTACGATCAATCTCCTCCTGAGTTTTTTTCTCTAGAGAAAACATATGTTGTTTTTGTAATTCTATTCTATCTTTAAGTAAATCAAGTTGATAATCAATGTCACGTAGCTCCTCATTATTACCACGCATCTTATCTTTAAGGAGAACATTCATTGTAGAAAATACTTGAATGTCTAGAATGTCCTCAATAATCTCACGACGTTGACCACCAGGTAATTTCATGAATGGTACAAATGTAGATGATCCCAGTACAACAATCTGTGTAAATGATTTGTAATTCATCTTGAGAACATTTGCCTCAAAATTTTTCTGCTGTTCTAGTTGACTACTATCTTGATTCCATGCCTGTCCATTGCAGTAGATCTCAAACTTACTAGGTTTCATACCACGTATAACTTTATATTCTATCTTACCAATACGAAACTCAATCTCTGCTACACAATCTTTTTCGTTGATACTATTGACCAACATACTTTTACTAATCTTACGGAACGGTCTAGCAAACAAAGAAAAAGTAAGAGCATCCAGAATGGTACTCTTACCTGCACCGTTGCTACCAACGATTAGGTTAGTTCTAGCTGTTTCTAAATCAATTTCACTAAACACATTACCCGTAGAAAGAAAATTCTTCCAACGGATTTTTTCAAATACTATCATTACTTAGGATCTGGATCATCAGGTGGTATTAAAAAATCGTCAGGTGTGATAATGGAAAAACGTTGTCCACGATCTTGACATGCTCCTATTATAACATGATCTTCCATTTCCACAACCTGCATGGGTGGATATTCTTCTTCTTGTATCATCATCAAGTATCTATTAGCATCATCTACCTCAGTCCAAATAGGAATGACGCGATTTTCATCATCATCATGAAGAGAAAATACACCTTCTGGGTGGTCTGCTATTGTTAGAACGAACATTAGACTACTTGACAGCTTTCAATATATAGGTTTCTCATAAGTTTCTTGAGTTCAGATTTGTCTACGGAGATCTCTACTTCATCAATGTATTCATTGAGAAGTGTCATGGTATCTTTGGTTTCTAAATCTGTATCATCTATACCATCAGCATCTACAAGTGTCTCAACGATCTTTACATCATGAGCACCTACATTGTAAAGGCGATCAACCAATGTCTCAAACATCTGGTAGTCTCGTTTCTCTTCAACAATGATCTTGATGAACTTGTCTTTATAATCAGATACATCTGATTTGTTGTAGTCATACTTTGCATCGTCATAGAAGATCTTCTCAAAGATTTCATATGGATTTGCGACAAACCTAAGTCTATCACTTTCAGTATCGTAAATATGAAATCCACGAGAGTCCTTATAATCATTCCAATACATCTGATATGGATTACCTAGGTATTGAACATTACCATGTTTTGATTTATGGTGAAAATGTCCAGACCAGACACGTTTAAATTTCTTGAAGTCAGATACTTTGAAACCTCCTTCAAAATGCATACCTGGTGTTACCTCAAAACCATCACACTCAAGGTGACCACACATAATTTCTGATTCACCTTGATTAATATATTCTAGACACTGTTCTCTATTACCTGAGTTAATCCAAGGCATCATTAGAAACTTCTTATTTCCAAGTTTAACATTCTTAGGTTCTGAGTAGATAGTAATGTTACTATATTTTTCTAATAGAAGCTCTGGTGAGTTGATGGCATTTGTATTCTTATAATAAGTACAATGATTTCCTAGAAGCATGTGGACATCATAATTTACCAACCGTCTGAAGTAATTAGCATCAACACGGTTAAAAGTATTATAGTCCATAGACTTTCTGTTATCAAAAGTGTCACCCAAATCAATGATCGTGGTGATACCTTCTTTCTCAAGAGTAGGAAAAAAGATATTATCATAGAACTTTTGAAAATAGTTCCAGAAGTTGATGTTGCCTTTTCTTCCATCAAGATGCTGATCAGTTATTAGTGCTATTTTCACCCTATGTCCTCTGGTGCAGGAATACCTTTACTTTTTCTAAATGTCTTTTTCTCATAGTCAAAGTCAGGATGTGGTGCAGCAGAGACTACTGGATCTTTTGTTTTGTTTTTGATAACAATAAATCTATCGTTTGCAAATGTCCCTGCTAGATTAACTTCAATCTCATCAGTATCTTTCCAATTAACAGTGCCATCCTTTTTGGTGTGTAGCATTGCTTCTTGGATCTTATCAATTATTTCTTGTGTTAATTTCATTGAGGTTTATGATCTTTCATTCCATCGTGGTTACCATCGCCAGGTAATTTTCCGTATGCAAGATACTCTATTGCTTGTAAAGAACCTTCTAATCTAGTCAAATCTCTTTGAATTCTAAGATACTCTTCATAAGATTCTTTTACTTCTGCTAGTCTAGCAGATAATTGAGTAGTTCTTTTTGTAAAACGTTGAATGAGTTGTTCGTAATTTTCAGTAGGTTTCATGTTTTGTTTTGTTGTAAACTATAACTCTTTTACCGTCATGGGTGAAAACTAATTCGTCATCATGATCCCAACACAGTTCTTGATAGAGAGCATTAAGCTTCTCCATATCATCATATAAGGCATTCCGATCAGGCATTAGCGATTCATTTTTGTTTCAATATTTTCTTTAATGCTACCCATATCTGAATAGGAAGCATTCATACCTGACATGTTACCTTCGTATCTGTCAGTGTGCATGACTTCATCATACCCTGACCTTTCTAGGATCTTGCCTTTGATCTCTAGTTGCTTTTTCTCCTTCTGTATCCTACGCAAAAATGCATAGTATATAATCTGAGTAAAATAAGCAAATGGGTTCTTGGATTTTTCTGGGTCAAAATTGTCAATATACTGAAGGCAGTTTTCAATGCCGTCACAGATCATGTCCTCGCGGAACATATAATTGACAAAGTTTGGTTTGTATGACAGATGAGTTGCTATTTTTAGAAAACAACTACCAAGATAGTTTGTAACTCTTGGACGAGGTTTATCTGCTTCTTTGGCAGTATGAACTTTCTGGCGATAGTCTGTTATCGCAGCTAGGAACTCTTTGTTATTTACATAATATTCTGTCTTTTTTCTTGTCATTACTGCGTTGAATGATGTCTTTAGTATAGCAAACTAAATTAATTTTGTAAAGGGGACTTGACAAACATTACAAACCTCAGTACAATTAACCTTGTAGAGGTTCAGAAGGAATATACTAGCTTTTATTAAATATATTTTCTAAAGACTTTTTCATGTCTTTTACGGATCCCAGATACCCCGACCCGCGTGGCAACTTGTTTCCTGTACCATTTAGGTTCTTTCCGTTTTCCATTCTTAATAAGGTTTCATTATAGAAATCTACAATAGGACCTTCTATCTCACTTATTGTGATTATGTGATTTCTGTTTAGTATAAACATTTTATCAAACGTGGCACACACCCACTCTCTAAAAGAAAATCCAGATACTTCTAACTGTCCTTTCCTTTGTCTAGCTTGATCTACTTGAAGAGGATTTTCTAACATTATTTTATCTTCATCCTCTAGGTAAACAACCTTAGAGACTATCTCCTCTCCAGTAACCAGCTTTATAGTTGCAATAAATTCTTCTCCCATATTTAATTTGCTCTAAGGTTTACTTTAATAACTTCATATTTAAAATTTTCGTCATTATAAATGTTAACTCTTTCATTCAAATGCCGAAGTGTATAATTCTGTCCGCCGATGTCATCCGCAATATCATACAATGTTGCTACGTCTTTACCTTCTCCTTTCCTAAGAACTCTACCGATTGATTGTAGGTTTCTAATTCTGGACTTAGATGGCGAGGCGAACACAATGTTGTGAAGACGTTTAATGTTAATTCCAGTTGAGAAGGTGCCGTAAGAGGCAACGATGATTGCATTGGATTCTGTTTCTGTAATCTGACGAACTTCTTCTCTGTCTTCTACATCAGTTCCACCATGAACAAAAAATAATTTTCGCTCAGGGTCTATAGTGTTATTTATCAATTCGTAAAGTGGATCTCCGTGCTTCTCTACATAGTTAAATAGCACTAGAGTGTTTCCTTCTAGGTCATTAACTAAATTTTTGATAAGGTTATTTCTACCCTTATGCTCTACGAGATACTCCATCTCGTCATGATATGATTCAAAATGTTGTGGAGCATGTTTACAAAGTAGAACTTTTATCCTAAACTTAGAGAGGTAACCCTCCTTGATTAGATCATCTGTTTTGGTAACTTGTTCACACTCTCCAAAGAGTCCCTCAAGCACCCACTTATGAGTCTTAGATCCATCTAGTGTTCCAGTAAATCCAAATCTATACTTAGCATTATGAAGCTTAGTCATGATGCCAGTCAGTGATTTACTCTTGAATAGATGTGCTTCATCACCAATGACACAATCTATATCATCAAAATATCTCTTGGGAAATTTGTAGATAGATTGCCAAGTTGATATTATAATATTCTTATCAGTAACCTTATCTTTACCACCGTAAATCTTATGAATAAAGTCGTCAGCATTCCACCCGTAAGAAATAAAATCATTGACCATCTGCTCAACGAGGGATGTAGTTGGGACGACTATAAGTATCTTCTTTGCGGTGGCAGCATAGTATCTGACTATGGCGTAGATCATCAGAGATTTCCCACTACCCGTAGGAGAAAGTAAAAGTTTTCTATTATATTTGATAGCCTCGTAGACTGCTTTGTATTGGTAAGTGCGAGGTTTTATATTGGAAATTTTATCCATGAAGTGTTTAACACCTGCAGGAGATACAAATTTATTATCATCTTCTATATCTCCATACCAATCATTCTTTTCATACTCTACAATATATTTTTTCTCATCTGCCCATGTCTGTACATGTTTCATTAGACCATGATACAAGTCTCCTGTAGCAGGAGAGTATAGACGTATAGTTCCGTCCCAGTATTTGTATCTGGGATTCTTTTTTAAATACTTTGCTTCTGGTACTTCAAATGTGAAGTAGTCAGCTAGTTCTCTATGGACGTATTCCTCATCAGAATGAATAGTTATATAAACTTCATTCTTTTTCTTTACTGTAAGATGTGTCATCACTGTCCATTAACAAATTTCTCCCACTCAATGGCACTCTTCACTTGAAAACCTCTGTTTGAAATTTGTTTCATAACTTGATCTAGAAAATATAGCATTTGATCTAGATACTTGATCTTTGCTTCTAGGTTGATGATCTCATCATCAGACTCTAGATAGACCTTCAT